GTAATAAATAATATATTTAATTATATTTATGATTTAATGATTGAATTTAATGAAATTAATACTGATTACTTAAATGAAATAAATCAACATTTATTAAATAAACACATAAAAATAAATAAATTAATTCCATATAAATCAGAAGATAAAATTAATTTAAGAATATATTGGACTGATTTAATAAGTAATGAAGAAAGTGCAGATGCAATTATGGAAAATAAGTATTTTTATCCTGCAGTTCCAATTGAAGAATTAAACAATCGTAAATTAAAAAAAATTATAGATAGTCAATTTAAAATGATTTATATTAATTTATTTGATGTTTTTATAATCGTTCCTGAAATAAATTATTATATTATAGATGCTCTAAATAAAGTTTTTGATAGTTATGTAACAAATAATTTAAATGATAAAGTTTTACCTTTAAAACTTAAATTACAATATATTTTAAATAGATTAAAAGAAGTAAATTTTAATATAGAACCTATATTAAATTTTACATATGATAGTGATTTTTATAAAAAAATAGAAAATAGAGAATTATTAAATTCAATATTAGGACAAGAGGCAAATTTTAGCAGAAGGTTAACTAGAAAATAAATTAATCCCATAAATTTTCAAGATTTTTCATAATTATTTGTCTATAAGTATTTACTTCTGTTAATCCAGAATATTTACATAATTCCTCATTATTCATTAATAGATACTCAATCATTATTTTAGTCATTTCATTTTTATTAACTATAACACCAGAACTATCTTCGTCACCTATACAACATTCATCTTTAAAATCAAAGTTATAAATTGTAAATATTTCATTTGGTCTTAAATTACTTAATGTTTTACAATTTTCCATATTCCAAATATAAGATATATCATAAGTTTCATCTTTTTCTTGGACTATAATTTTTAATTCTAAATAATCACCACTATTTGATTGAACCCACTTTCTTGATTTATGAATCCAAGTTTTTCCCATTTCTTTTAAATTAAAAATAAAAGTGTTTTGCATAGATGCCATTAAAATTTATAATGACACAAAATCAATTTTATTTATTTAAAATTAAAATTTATTTTTTTATGTATTAAATTTAATATAATGAATACTGAAATTAGAACAATTTAAGTTGATAAATTGGTTCAAGAGGATACTAAAAACATTAGAAAAATTTGAGAAAGATTATTTAGCACATAAAGATTATTTAACACTTGAATTAACAAAAAATAATATAATATTAAAATTTGAATTCTTGAGATTAATGTAGAAAAAAACGACTATATTTCAATTAAATTACATGATGTATTAACATTAAAAAAAATAATTGCATTATATAAAGTAAATTATTTAACTAAATCATATGAAAATACAAATTATTTAGGTTAAAATAGTATAATAAAATTTCCTATAGAAAATTATAAAATTAATTTTTTTTATACATAAAAATTAAATTTAATATAAACTTAATATAAATTTTATATATATATATATAAGTGAATAAACTACTTAAAATTGATTTAATATATATAAATATATAGATATGTCTGATTTAACTAATATGATTGCTGAAAGTCCAGATTCAATTTATTTTGCTAAAAAAATAATTTTAGCAATATCAAAAAATACGGATATTAAGGTAGATGAATTATGGAAAATGATATGTAATAAAACAGAAAAAGAAGTTAGAAAAGTTTTTAAAACTAAAAGAGTTAGATCTACTAATTCATATGCATTTTTCGTTAAAGATGAAGAAACGCAAAAGGAAGTTAGTGGTAAATTAAATGAGGAAACTGAATTAACACATAAACAAAAATTTGCTAAAAAAGCTATATTAATTAGTGAAATGTGGTCTAATAAAAAAGATAAATCTAAATGGGTTACTCTGGCAGGTGAAAGTAAAAAAAATGCTGATTTACAAAATGGATGTAAAAATAAACCAAAAAGAAAAACTTGTTATCAATTATTTAGTGATAGTATTAGAAAAAAAGTTCAAGAAGATAATCCTACTTTAGATTTTGGTCAAATTACAAAAATTTGTTCAGAAAAATGGATGGAATTAAAAAAAAATGACCAAGAAAAAGTAGAGTATTGGAAAGAAGAAGCAGATAAGTATAATGAAGTAGAAAAAGAAAAACATAATAATTTGTTAGTTAAAAAAGCTATTCAAGATGAAGAAAAACTAGAAGAAGAAAATGATAAATTAGATACAGAAACAAATACTAAAAAAAAAATACACCTTTTGATAAATTTAAAAAAAAAAATAAAAAAGAAATTTTAAAAAAATTTCCACAAATTGCGAGTGAACCAAATCAAATCACACAAAAATTAAATGAATTATGGAAATCTTTAAATGATGAAGAAAAAGAAGAATATAACTAATTTATTTTAAAGTCATCAATTTAATTAATTATTTTTTTTATTTTTATATATGAAAATTTATTGTTGTCCCATTTCTCAACTACTGTAAGAAATATCAGACTTACCAGGAGTTAATATATAAATAATCCCTATTTTGTTTAATCTAGATTCTATTATTTCAACTTATTAGAACCAAATTATATTATATTTTATGATACTTATTATTATATAAATATAAAACAATTTATAAAAATTCTATTGTAATAGAAAGTTTTGAAATAATGGGGATTTCAATACATTAATTTTTTGATTTTATTTATTGGTAAATTTTGTATAGCATCTACTTCAGCATACAAACTACTATAAAAATTACCACTAGTTAATCTTTTGATAATGTTGTATTGATTTATACCTGTGGAATAAAACGCAATACTTTTTTGGATTAAAAATCACAACCTAGATTTTCATGTCCATCATTCGCATTTTTTGGAGAATTCAATCTTTTTTGAATACAATGTTGAAATTTTTCTAAACTGTGACATTATTGATAATTATAATATATAATTATTATATATGCAGTCTAACATAAATGATTTTAACAAAATTACTCCACAAGAATATAATTTAATAGAAAATATATTAAAATTATATAAAAATAATAAAAAATTAATAGTTAGATTTAATAAAAATTATAAAAATGATATGGAATTTGCTAATATTATAGAAAAAGAAAATAATAATATTTTAGTAAGAGAATTAAAAAAAGAACAAAATCGTGATGAAATAATAATAAAATCCTTAATTAAAAAAATGTATACCAATCTAGAAAAATTTAATAAACTAAATTTACAACAAAAAATTCAAAAAACTGGTAATATTGTTTTATTAAAAAATAAAAAAAATAGAAATTATAATATTAATAAAATTATTAATAAACAATTAATAGAGTTAGGAATTGAGTATTATAAACGTAAATATTTAAATTATAAACTAAAATATTTATTTAATATTTAAAATAATTTTTTATAATTTCTCATAACTAATGGAAGCCCTTTACCTGTAATATATCCCATAAAAAATTCTATCGTATCAATTATATTATTTCTTTTTTTTATTTTATCTTTAATAATAACATAATTTATTAATTTATAAATTATAAAAATATACAAAAATATATTATATTTCAACCCAGTTATTAAACCTATAAAAATATTAATTAAAGCACAATAAAATATATAACAATTTTTTTTGTCAAGTATTTCTCTTTGCATATATAATAAGTTAATATTTTAAATTTAACGGGATTTATAAAAATAGAGTTTAAATAAAAGTAATAATTATGAATAATTTTAAATTTAATTGAATATATAAAAATAATTTTCTTTTTAATGGAAAAATTACATATAAATGGTAATACTTATGAAGGTTTATTAAATAATTGTAATTGCGAAGGATATGGTTCTTTAAAACTGATAATTTATGCTATATATGAACTTTTCAAAGTAATAATTTAAATAGAAATTGATGTTTAACTGAAAATTGTTTGTAGTTTAATTAATTAAGAAAAATTTTTTATAATTTAATATTATTTATTATGTAAAAATTATAATTACTATATTATATAATAATGAGTAGTAATAAAGTTGTTATATTAGGTGATGCTACTGTTGGTAAATCTACTATCCTACAGTACTTTAATAAAAATAGATTTATTGACAAAATAGAATCAACTATTGGATGCGATTTTTTTGCAAAAACGGTTACTATTGATAAAGATAAAACTATTAAACTTTTATGCTGGGACTGTGCAGGCCAGGAGATATTTCGTAGTTTTACATCAAATTTTTTACGGGGTGCAGCTATTATAATAATTGTATATGATATTACGTCTATTGAATCCTTTGATAATATTAAATCTTGGTTACCAGAAACTGATTCACAACCTAAAGCTAAGATTGTAATATGTGGTAATAAATCTGATTTAAAATCAAAAATTAAATCATTAAGTTATATAGACCAATTAAAAAAATTATATCATAATAAAGAAATACATTACTTTGGGGAAGTTAGTGGTAAATTAGGAACTAATATTGAAGAATTATTTAAATTTGTTGCTAAATTAATTATTGATAATAACAATGCAGATTATAATACGTGTAATAATAATATAAAAATAGATTATAATTCAAACCCCCAAAATGAAGATAAATGTAATTGTTAATTACTAAATCACAGATATATAGATGCTAATAAAAATAAACGTACTGATGCACTAATAGATTTACCTAATACCCTTAATAGTAGAACTTTACTTTATAGTGAGGTTTTAGATATATTAAGACCTGTATTATCAGAACTAGAACAATGCGGATATAGAAGTTGTGATAGTGATGCTGGAATGGAAGAAACATATTATCACCTAATTAAATATTTAAATATTATAACCTCTATTTTTTTGTTTATCAATTAATATTTCTTCTTCACTCAATATATTAAATTTTTTATGTCTAATAAATCAGTATCTGTTGCATGTTGTGTATTTTCAGAATGTGTAGTCCATTCTAAATTAGATACATGATTATTTAATTTATTTCCATCTTTATGATTTAAAATACTTTTATTAATATTAATATGGTCTGATGTTTTTATTTTCAGGATTATCAATAAAATTAATACATACTAATCTATTAACTCTAAAATTTTTTGCTTACTATTTTTACGTAACGAAATATTTAAATATTTACCATTACTATATTAAGTCATAATTCTATTATATTTACCAGATTTCATCTTTATTAATATATAAATCCATCATAATAAATAATTTAGTCAGTTTACACTTATCATATGTCATATTTTATTATATTATAAAATACTCTTTGTAGTAGGTTTAGGGGATTATATGGATTGACCTCTTAAAAAAAAAGTAAATCCACTTATTTAAAAGTGTAAAATAGATGATAAAATATGAATTAATTTAAAAATAAAAAAATAGTTTTTTTAAATTTAGATATATACGCAGATGAATATCTTATGAATGCTACAAAATATTCTAAAGAATATATTTGTGAATTAAATAAATTTACTAATGATTTTTTACACCTTTTAACATTTAAAACGCCGACTTGCGGTGAAATATTTGGTTGTAGTGTTAGAAGTTTAATGCGATGGGTAGATAAATATAATAATACTCAAGAAATTAAAAGAAAAACAAGAAAATATATTGCTTATAAAGTAAAAAAAGAATATGTAGAATTTATCAAGAAAGAAATATCAAAAAATAAAACAATTACTATGAATGATTTACTAATCAAATTAAAAGAAAAATATAATGAAGCAGATATAAGTTTAATGCAAGTTCATAGGATAGTGAAAGATATAAATATAACATTAAAACAAACAAAAGTAAGGCATGTCCCAGTATTAAGATATGGAAAACCAATTGAAATTGAGAAACAAATCAAAGATTTTTATAAAGAAGTAAGTAGATATAATTTAGATGATTTAATAAGTATTGATGAAACTTCATTAAATACATTAGAAATAAGAAAACATTGTTATGAAACAATAGGAAAAAGATGTACTATAAAAACAACAAGTCAAGAAGTATTTAAAAAATATACTGGTATTTTTGCTATTACAACTAAAGGAGTAATTGGATATGAAATATATGATAAAGGTGGAATTGATAGTAATAGACTAATAGATTTTATTAATAAATTTATAACTGGTAAATATAAAAATAAATTAATAGTATTAGATAATGCGAGTAGTCATAGAAATAAAAATGTAAAAGATTTAATTAATAAAGATAATAAACTATTATATTCAGTTCCTTATCAACATTTTACTAATGTAATAGAAAATTTTTTTAGTGTTCTTAAAAGTAAATTAAGAAAAGAAAAAGATGTAGGTTTGGTAAAATTAAAGAACAATATAAGAAAAATAATAAATTCTATTCCAGAAGAAACTTATAAAAATTTATTCAAGGGTAGTTATAATAAATCAGAAAAATATATTCCAAAAAAGAGCAGAAAAAAAACTTTAAAAAATTATAAATAAGTCGGCGTTTTAAATGTTAAAAGGTGTAAAAAAATTTTAACTTATTTTAATTATTGCATATATTATTTAATCATACAAAAAATATAATATAATTTATAGTGATGAATAATAAAATAAAAATTAATATTTATGGGGCTGGTATTTCTGGTTTAATAACAGCTTTTGAGTTATCTAAATATAAAGAATTTGATATAACAATTTATGAAAAAAGTGATTCAGTTGGTGGAATGTCAAAAAGTAAGTATATAAATAATATACCATCGGAACATAGTTGGAGGGGATATAGTAATTTTTATTTTAATTTAATAGATATTTTAAAACAGATTCCTATAGAATACATATGTGGTATAAAAAAAGGAGGTAATTCAATAAAAAAATATAGTATAGATAATATTTCTAAACACAATAAAAGCACTGATTTTTGGTGTTATTATGGAAATAATGTATATAATTTAACAGAATTTGTAAAAAATCATCCAGGTGGTTCTATAATTTTAAAATCTGCTGGAAAAGATTTAGAAGAAGTTTGGAGTGAATTTGGATATGAATGGCATAATAATAATAAAAACGTAATGAATATATTAAAAAAGTATAAAATTGGTGAATTGCTTGATAAAGACAAAAAAAATGTTTTTAAATCATATGAAAATTCACATGTAGATCACAGTAATCATGAACATTTTATAAATTATATTAGTTCTTTTGAAAATTTAAAAGAAATTGAATTTAAATTACTTTTTAGTAAAAACAATAAGTATAAAAATATTAAATTTTATAATTTACCATTTCAAGATTTAATTTATTTAGGATATAAATTTTTGAAAACAGAAGTCGTAAATTTAAGAAAAAAAAATTATTATAAACAAAAATTTAAAAATATTTTAGATAAAACATCTGATAAAAGTCAATATTATTTTGGATATTATATATCTGGTCCTGGAGCAGGATTTGATTTAAATACAATTAGTTATATGAGTTTTAGTAAATTTATTATGTTAAATATATATCAGAATTTTAGTAATTGGAATATTATGAATAAACCTACAAATGAAGCGTGGATAAATCCATTAGTTCATTTATTAATAAAAAATAATGTTCAAATAAAATTTAATAATGAATTAAATAAAATAAACTATAAAAATAATTTAATTACAAATTGTATAGTAAATAATAAATCGGAATTTGCAGATATACATATTTTTGCTACTGATCCATTTAATTTTGAAAATATACTTAATAGAAGTAATATAGAAAATAATTATGATATGTTAAATACAGTAAATAATCAAATAAGTTTTAGAATAGGGTTTAATAAGGATATAAAATTTAATATTAGTGAAAAATCAACAGGTTTTGTTCTTATGGATAGTCCATTTAACATAACATTTTACTGTCAAACAGATGATTGGTGTAAAAATATTAAATTTAAAAATAAAATTAAAACTTTAATTAGTGGGACTATAATAATGCCTTATAATGAAGGATTACTTTTTAAAAAATCAGCACTTAGTCATAATATAGACGAATTAAAAAAAGAAATAATTGAACAATTTATAACAAGTAATGATTTTTTGAAACAAATTAAAAAATATAATAATTTTGAAATTAAAAGAAGTGATTTTAATTATGTAGAAATATATGATGATTATTATTATGATAAAAAATCAAATATGTTAAAAACTAAAAATAAAAAGTGGGTAAATAATTTCATTAATAATAGTTTTAGACCAAATTATGAAACACAATTTAAGAATTCATTTATAGTTGGTTCACATTGTAAAACTACAGTTGATGTATGGAGCATGGAAGGTTCCGCTGAATCAGCTAAAAAAGTATCAAATATTATTTTAACAAAATTTAATTTTCCAAATTGTTATATTTATAATCATAATAAAAAAAATTTATTTATAAATACTATTACAAAAATAGATGATATATTATACAAATTAAATTTACCACATATTTTTGATTTTATTATAATATTATGCATTATTGTATTTTGCATAAAATTATATAAATAAATATAATTTATATGATTGATATACAGCAACAATTAAACCTAATCCAAAAATTGAATTATATTGTGCGTTTGTAAAATTTCTCTTATTTGCTATATACAAAAATAATGGAAGTATAATTAAATAATGCATTAATTTAATTAATGACCAATAACTAAATTCAATATTTCTTACTACAACTAATAAAGATATTCCTAAACAAAATAAATATAGTAAATTAAAAATAATATTAGGTGTACTATTTTTTTTATATCCTATATATAGTAATGTTGGTGCTACAAGAAAAATATGTACTAAATAAATTACTTTCATAGGAATTAATGTTCTTATATTTGAAAACATTATATTATATATTAATATAAAAATATGAAAGGTTCTGGTAAAAAACATGGATGTATGTGTTCTCCTCATCCAAAACTTAAAAAAAATTACAGAAAAAAATCAGTTAGAAAATCATTTAGAAAATCAGTAAAAAAAGGTGGTAGAAGCAAACCATACAGATGTCCCTATGATAAAATAGTTATTAAAAAAAGTACAAAATCTAAAAAAAAAAAATGGCAA